TTGAAATTTTTTAAGTAATGATTTAATTTGTTCTAAAAAAATAATTGATGGAGAGCCAAGGCCTATTTCCAATCTTTTATTATCAGTTTTTTTTAATATAGAAATCCATCCATCTCCTGCAAAAATTCTATTAATTAATAGAGCTATAGATTTTTTATTCCAATAAAATACTTCTTCAGGCAAATTTTTAAATTCTGTTTTTTTATTTGCTATTCCTTTACTTTCACACCATTCCATAATTACGTTTACAGTATTTGCTCCATGTTTTTGATGTGGATAATAATCAAATCCATTATTTTTAGGACTTTTCCTTATATCTAACGATGGAAATAAATTATTAATAGATTCTTCAAATTCATCTAAATAATCCAGGCTGTTATTGGTAAATTTTACTTGTTTATTAGTACAACCATCTGTTATTAGATAACCAAGTAACTTAATTTCATTTTCATTAACAGATATATCTCCAAATCCTATATTAGCATCTAATATTTCGTCATTAATTTCAAGCTCTTTAGCTTTAACCCATTGTTGTTTGTTAATAATCCAAAAAGGATGATTTTCTCCAACTTCTACATTTCTTGAATCTTTTAATTTTATTTTTATACATTGCTTATCACCACTACACCAAGCGTCAGCAACTGTATCCATTTCTACTTGAGATGTTTCCAAGTTATATGAATAAACTAAATCACCTACTTTAAAATTTTGTATAGATTTTGGACCATCTGGAGTATCTACAAATGTATTTTCTGGAATACATTGTCTGCTTTTTAAAACAATATTATTTCTATATTTTTCAAAATCATCAAGACAATCTTCTTGATAATCATAGCACTCCATTTTATCTATTTTCTGCTCTGCAGCACTAAAAACGTGTCCATATGTATTTAAGTAATATGCTGGACTATTTGCACACTTAGCATATTCAGAAGCTTGAAATAAATTCATAACTTTTTATCATAAATAGGCAAAAAATTCTTTAACTATCAGAATTACAGGCCTATATATATATTTTGAGGTAATGCCGGAGGTCTTATAAAATAAGTTTCTGAAACAAATAGTATAGAGGTGTTATTATTTGCAACATATACTTGATAATCTCCATTTGTATCTGCAGACCATGATAAAGTATATATTCCAGTTGATGGGTCAGTAAGAACAATGTTCGGAACAACAAATGAATCTATTGTTCCATTTATATATACAGCTATATTAAATGTTGCAGCAGTAACTGGCCTATTATCTGCATCTACGGATAAAATTTGGTCATAAACTGTTTGTCCTGTTAATATTTCTATCATTATGAATTGTAATTAGTTAAAAGATAATTATCAGATACAATAATTATCTTTGTTTGTACATCAGAAACAGAGTCCGTACTTAAAAAATTAACAATTAAATTAGCAAGTTGAGTAAATCCAAATTTATCTCCTTCAATACCAATTGTTAATTGTATTGCCTGGCTGAATGTTCCATCAGGATTTGCATATGCCGAATTCTGATATTCAAGTTTTGTTATTATGTAATTCATATTTTTATTTTTAAGGTAAACTTGCACTAATTATTAACCAATTTTTTCCCGTACTTTGTACTATGCAGGTTGAGAACCCTCTTGCGGGTCCACCTCTTGCTTGTATTGTTTGTGTTGAACTCCCATTTATTGTTTGTGTTGTTATTGCTGATAGTGTTATAGTTGCAGTTCCCGTTCCCGTGTTGCAAATTGTGTATGTTCGTCCAGGTAATGTAAAATTTCTATAGCATCTGGTAATGTTAACGTAAAATTAGTACTACCTGTACATTCTATTGTGTAATCATTTGGTCCTGCATAATAATTATTACTTATTATTTTATAACTCAATAGCGCCGGAATAGGTTGTCCTATAATTATACTCATTATGTTATCTGTTGAATTACAAATGTTGAACCTACTAGTATACTACTTGTTCCATTAGATGCATTTTGACAGAATTGAGGGAATAAAGTACCTCCTCCATTAACAGTAATTGTTCCTTCAATTACACAGAAACCTGAAGTTGTTCCGGCTTGTCCAACACCTGCTCCTCCTAAAATTGTTTGTCTACTTGTTATAGTATTAAGATTACTTGAGTTGTCAATTAACATTACTTGATAAATAATATTAGATGCCGTACATGTACCTGACATAGCAAATTTACTTCCCCCTACGGCATCAGCCGTAACATGTAATGTTGCAATAAATGTGTATGTTTTTCCTGTTATAACTGTAGCACTTAAAACTGATATACCAGAAAGAACAGTATTTGTAGTTTGATTTTCTTGTTGAACTAATCTACTCTGTTGTATCTGAGGTAATTCTTGAGCTATTAATCCGTTATTTGTAAAGTTAAGTTTAGTACCATCATTAAACATATCTCCTTGATTAGGAGTAGTTACTGTAGAACCAGATGAAATATTAACAGAAGATACTCCAGTAGTTGAACCTAATATATGTACATTAGCTGTAGGTGTTGTTCCTGTAGCTCCGAAATATGTTTTACCACCAAACACACTATTTCCCGTATTGACATATAAACTCCAAAGACGAGTTGCAACTAAAGAACCACCTACTGTTGGTGCTCCATCAATAAATACGTTTGCCGCATCGGATACAGTAGCGGGAGTACCGTTGTTACTAAAATTATCTATTGAAAAAGAGTTGGAATTTGTGTTTGCACTTGTAGAGCCCGATGCTAAAGTGGTTAAAAAATTACAAGAATCTACTCTAATATGAAGTCCTTTATTAGGTACGACAGTTCCTCCTCCATTAGGAGCCGCCAAATAAAGCATAGAAGGACTATTATTACTTACAGTTGCCGGAGCATCTATACGTAATCCATTATTATTGAAAAACATAGCGTATGCACTTCCCGCCGTATTTGTAACAAAGTAAATATTAGAACCAGAAAACAAAAGCCCCGCACTAGAGGAAACCGATGCTAATCCAGAGTTTGGAATATTACCCGCAATATTTCCCGTAATGAAATCATTCTTTTGCAATAAAAAGGTTCCCGTTCCCGTTCCGATACTCTGTTGTAATATAATAGATGCAGTACCGTTTCTATTACCAGCAGTTGAAGGACTTTGAACAAATACCGTAGATGTATTTGAATTGCCACTTATTGCAGCTAATGTTGTTCCAGTTGATAATGTAAAGTAAGTTGTATTAAAATTTGAAGGGCTTAATGTTGTATATCCAACTCCATTTAAATTTAAGTATGTTCCATCATTCCAAATATCTCCATTATTAAGAGTAGTCACGGTTTGTCCAGAGCGAATTCGTAATGATGCATTACTTACGCTTGAGCCTTGTACATCTAGCATAGCAGTAGGGACATCACCTACACCAACTAATGTTTGTGTTGCTATAAATGTAAATGTTGAGCTAGTTAAAAATGTGTGTATAGTCTTACCTCCGGATGTTGTAATAATACCTCCGGTACCTATTCCTGTTCCATTTGTATATGATATAATTACAACACCAGAACCTCCGGCTCCAGCTGAAGTAGAACCATAACTACCTCCACCTCCACCACCAAGGCCATTAGTTCCACCTCCAGCAGCAACAGCACCAGTTCCTATACCACCAAATCCACCTCCTCCAGCACCTCCTAAAGATGCAGCAGATACAGAACCACCAGCACCACCACCAGCATAAATTGTAGCAATACCACTTATGTTTGATGTAAGACCACTTCCTCCAACTCCACCTACGTTTGCACTAGGAGCACTAAGACCTACCTGAGCAGCACCACCACCACCAGAACCACCAACAAATCCAGTATTAATTGGTGTACCACCGCTCTTACCTTGTCCTACAACAGCAGCTCCACCTTGAGCAGTAGCACCATATCCGGAACCACCTCCAGAAGCACCACTCAATCCAAATGTTACGCTTGTTCCATTTCCTACTCCAGAACCACCACCACCACCACCTAAAGCAATAGCAATACTTCCGAATGAAGATATACCTCCACTAAATCCTTGAATATTATTGTTAAATGTAGGAGCTGTAGCTCCGGAACCAATAGTAATTGTATAAGAGCTTAAATTAGTTAATACTGTTGAACCAGTCAACCAGCCTCCAGCTCCACCTCCACCAGAACCTCCATCACCTGCTGCTGCAGCTCCACCGGAACCACCACCAGCTACCACCAGGTAGTTTACGGTTACGGTAGATTGAGTTGTAGCTGTATTTGGTTTAATTATATTTACAGCTGTGTTTCCAGATATTTTAAATTGAATATTATTATTATCATTAGTACCTATATTCATGGTATTCCCTAACGTATTGCCATTTTGAAGTATGGCAATTCCGTTAAAAGGAATCCAATTGATTCCGTTAAATAATAATGTAGTTAATGTATTTGTAACATATACAGTATTGTTTTTTACTGGTGCAGTAAAAGTCCAAGTAATTCCTGAAACATATACAGCTTCATCATTTGAACTTGCACTCCAAGCATTTGTTCCACCAGTTCCAACAAGATACGTATCTCCAACAGTATTAGCAGTTGGAGGAGTGTTAAGCACAGATATGACCGGCGGTAATTCTGTGCCGCTTGGTACTGATGCTCCTGGTTCCCAAAAACCATTACCCATACTATCAGAGGTTAAAACATAACCTGTTTGTCCACTTGGAGTTAATTGAAACCCTGATGATAATACTAATGTGCTTCCAGAAATTGATGTTCCAGAAATTACAACAGATTCTATATTTTTTGCATAAAGAGTAAAAGGAGATTGTCCAGTAAAATTATCATAAGCAAAAATAGCAGAAGAAGTAGCAGAAGAAGTTAAGGTGTTGCCAGAAACACCACCTATAATTCCATTAAGAGCATACATGGTATTAAAACTACCTCCGATTATAGTTGAAAATGTAGCTGAACCGGATATGTAATTATATGCTCCTGAAATGATATTAGAATTAGAAGCACCATAATCTATAATATTATAAGTTCCGCCAAATATAGAAGATGCAGTTGAACCGGAATTTACTGTGTTACCAGAACCATTTAAAATATTTACATAAGAATTTAAATGGTCTATAGTATTTAAAGAACCATTAGCAATGAAGTTAAATATATGGTGAGGAGCTCCACATGGTGGAGGCCAACAACCAGGACCTGGACCTGGCGGTGGTGGCATAGGCATGTTAATAATTGTGTTTCCACTTCCTGCTAAAATAACTCCATATTTTGCAGCTGGATATACACTATTATTTTCTCCTCCTCCAATAAAAGAACCATCTCCTGCGGCATTATTATTTTGCCCTAATGCTACTGCATAATTTCCAGAAGCATTTCCAATTCTTGATGCTATTATAGAAGTAATACCTGTGCTTGCAGAAAATAAAAATGCACTACTAAACACAGTGCTTAAATCTGTTGAGCCAGAATAAATAGTTGTAGCAGAAACGGATTGTAAAGAAGTTGCTCCACTTGCAGTTAATGTGGATATTGTTAATGCTGATACATTAATTGTTGGTCTAAAAATTGTTCCTCCGGTATATGTATTTGTTCCGTTTTGAACAAATGTTTCATCTGAGTTTGCAATCATACTTTGAATGACAGAACCTAATTCTGTATTTCCAGAATAAATTGTACCACCAGTTAAAAATACAGAACTCAATCCAGGAGTGGCAACCCAATTGCCATTTATATCTGTTTGAAATGTGGATGGTGCTCCACTTGTTTGTCCAGAAATTAAAGTTAAACCTCCACCAATTGCAGATAAGTTTGTTCCAGATAAATTTAGTGTTATATTATTATCTTTAGTTTGTAATATTTGTGTATTAATTGTTGTGGCTGTTCCTAGAATTTGAACATTTCCTAATATTGTTGCATCACCTGTTACAAAAATATTTCCACTTATTGTTCCACCAGATTTGTCATATTTATTTGATATGCTTATTGGTGTCAAGAAAACTGAACTCAAATCTGTATTTCCAGAGTATATTGTTGATGCAGAAAGTGTGGTAGCAGAAAGTAAAGAAGCATTTATTATACCAGTAAATGTTCCTCCTGAAATATTAACAGTAGGGTTTGATGCTGTGCCACCAGTATAAGTATTTAAACCATTTTGAACATGAGTTTCATGTTTATAGGCATCTTGATTTATTATTATGCCTAATTCTGTATTAGCAGAATAAATAGTGTTACCAGTAATTGTATTTGCACTTATAGAGGTAAATACTGGAGAAGGTATTATATTTATAACAGGAGCTAAAAATGTTCCTCCTGTACTTATGTTAACACCAGGTTGGACATGTGTTTGATTACTATATCCAGCATTATTAATTAAAATACCCACATCCGTTCCAGCAGAATAAAAAGTAGTTGCGCTTACAGATGGAGCAAATACTCCAGTACTAGCACTCCAATTTCCAGCAGTATCAATTAGCCAAGAAGATGGCCCACCTGTTGTTTGACCCGATGTTATAACTAACCCTCCAAATTGAGCACTAATATGACTTCCACTAAAGTTTAATAATATAGTATTTCCACTAACTTGAATACTTTGTACATCAAATGTAGAAGCAGTACCTCTTATATTTACATTTCCATTTATTTCTATATCTCCATTTACAATTGTTGCACCCATAGTTACAGGTCCCAAAATTGTATTTCCTGATGCACTTAAATTACTTACAGTAATAGATGATATATTTATATTAGGTCTGGATTGAGTGCCTCCAGTATATGTATTTAACCCATTCTGAACATATGTATTTCCAGTAGATGAAGTAGCATTGTCTAAATTAGAAGCAATATTATATATTATAGAATCAAGAGCATTGCTACCAGAAAACATAGTTCCGGCGCTAAAACTTGTTGCTGAAAAAGAATTAAAAGTAGAATTTGCACTTACAGATATATGGTCGATTGTAAGTGCTGATATATTTACTGTAGGAAAACTAAATGTACCTCCAGTATAGGTATTTAACCCTGGTTGAATCTTAGTACCCCCATTTGCATTTAAAAATAATGTGCTTATTTCTGTACCGCCAGAATTGATAGTGCCTGCAGAAAAACTTGTAGCCGATAAAGAATTAAAATTTGAAAGTCCGGTAATCGTACCTCCAGTCAATTCTAAGAATGTATTTGAACCAAATTCAAATACCGATGTGCCATCAAAAGAATATATTTTTCTATCAGCAGTGTTAACCGCCAACTCTCCCTGCTGAATGAAAGTATCTTCGTTTCCAGTTGTTCCAGTAGGAATTCTACCAGAAACAGCAGTTCTTTTAGGTAAGAGCCTTACTCTTTTTGTTGACATATCGAAATTATGTAATTTCTTTTAAACCCTATTTAGGGCTAACTTATTAAGCTATATAGCTCTTACATAAATAGATTTCAAAAAGTTTTTTTCTAACTATAAAAAATTGTAATAATTTTTTTTTACATGTATTTATATGTAAATAACCAAACTATTACGCTATGGCAGATATGTTTAGACCAGTTCCTATAGACCAGGAACCTAAAAGAAAGAATAGATTTACTCTTGAGTTCCCAAGTGAACTTGGAATTGAAGCTTTTCTTGTACAAACAGCAGCAAAACCGTCAATTAACATTAACAAAACTGAAATTCCCTATATGAATGGTTCTACCTTCGTTGCAGGTCGTTCGGTTTGGCAGGAAATGGAAATTTCTTTCCTTGATGTAATCGGACCCTCTACTACTCAAAAAATTATGGAGTGGGTTAGACTTCATTATGAATCTACAACAGGTAGAATGGGATATGCTATTGGATATAAGAAAAACCTTGTTCTTAAAGCTCTTGACCCTAATGGAGTTGAAGTTGAAAAATGGACATTAGTTGGAAGCCAAATAGTTACGGCTAAGTTTGATGACTATGACTATGGTGCAGATGATATTGCTAAGGTTACGATTACCATCCAACCTGACAATTGTCTTTTAGCATCTTAATAATAGAATATTACTAATAATTTGCCTGTTGTGATTTTATATCGCACAGGCAAATTCTATATTTAAGAGATGGGAAGCATAAGATTATATAGAACTTTTTATGTTGTTAATGTTGTGGCTTCAGGAAACACAACATCTGATATCTATACTCAGATAAACCCATTTAGTCTAAGCGCTAATACTTTCCTGGCTGGTACTTTAATATCTGCTATTGAATCAGGATTTTCAATAACCAATGAATCATTAGGAGTATTTTTTGCTGATTTAAATCCATTTCTATACACAGTAGATAATACATATGATTTAGTATGGTATGTTCAATACACTTCTATTGCTCCTGTTAAAAAACTTATTACAAGATTCAGAATTAATGCTATAAATATAGGTCAGAGTGTTGATGTAGAAGTCATGCCAAATAATACGGAAATAGAAATATTCCAAAATAGCATAGAAATAGAAATATTCCCTAGTATTTAATAATATAGGACATTCATTATGCCAATAAGTAAAAGTGAATTTACAATAAAAAGAAATGACACTCTTCCTGCTTTACAAGCAACTCTTGTTGATGTAAATTGCCTTGGCGGTAAACTTCCTTTTAATTTAAGTGCTGTTACAGCTGTTACTTTTACCATGGTTGATAGCTGCGGAAATGCAAAAGTTTTACTTCAACCCGCTCAAATAATATCAGCATCTGGTGGTATTTTACAATATAACTGGCAAGTTGGTGATACGGATACTGAGGGTGTATATGATGGAGAATTTCAGATGTTCTTCAGCGGAGGAGGAAAGATGTCAGTTCCAAGAGACACTCCTATTTCAATAGAAATTTTTAAGGACATAAATCCTTACTAATTAAAAAATACCACCATCTACAATATCAAATACTGCAAGAAATATTGTATTTAAATCTGTACCTCCAGAATAATACGTTGTTGCCTCTATATTTTGTACATATACGGTATTAGCAGTAGTTCCTGTAAAGTCAGTTTGTCCAAGAATGACAGAATTTGTTGCCCCACTTTGTAATGTATTCCCACTACCACCAAGTATTATTCCATATTTAGCATTAAGATATACATTGTTTTTTTCTCCTCCTCCAATAAAAGAGCCTACTCCTTGAGCTGTATTATTTTGCCCAAGAGCAACAGCATAATCTCCCGCTGTATTACCTACTCTTCTAGCTATAATTGAAGTTACTCCAGTACTCGATGACCAAAGATTATTTCCAATGAGTAAGGAACTTAATTCTGAACCTCCTGAATAAATTATTCCTGCAGAAAAAGTTACAGAACTAAGTGTGACAAATATTGACTTACCACTAACAAATATATTGTCAATTGTAAGAGCCGATACATTTACTGTTGGATATACAATTGTTCCTCCTGTATACGTATTTAATCCATTTTGTATTCTAGTAGTTCCACTTGTAATAACTTGCCCTATTTGAGCAAATATGTCTGATAAATTAGTAGAACCAGAAAATATAGTAGCAGCAGAGATACTCTGTGTAAAGAGCGTATCCCCACTTACAGTACCTCCACTAAGATTCAGAAAAACCCTTTGAACAGGAAAAAAATAATTACCACTCATTTATTAAAATGCTTTTTAATAAATAGAAATTAAAACAATATAAATGACCACTATGCAAAAAAGCCAGGATATTATAATGCTTTGATAAACCCCTTAATTTCAGATTTATCAATAAGAACTACAAGCTGGATATTTTGATTTCTAACTGATTCCCATTTAGTTTCATTTAAAAATTCAAGTTCTTTATCTTTTCCATTTTTATTATATGTCCATCCAGATTTAATTTCTATTTGTTTACCTCTTAAAGTAAAATCTGTGTGATAAGTATGTATTTCTCTATTCCAATTATATTCAAAACTTTGACCAGATTTAACCTCATGTAATAAACCTTTTTCTTCTAAAAGTTCAAGAAAGTGTTTTTCATATGAGCCATTATAATATAATTTAGTGCTTTTATACTTTTTTATACGATATTGAACCTTTTGATGTTTTTGAAACATATCATAATCTTTTAAATGATGTGATACTCCAAATTTTTCGAGAGAAGTATCTTTCTTTTTTTGTTTAATTGATTCATTTTGAGATATATTTTCTACACCATATTGTTCTTTTACAGTTTCTATTATTTTATCTTTAAATTCTTTTTTTTGAGTAACACTTTCTACCCCATATCTCTTTAAATTAGTAATTTTTTGTTTATCTAAAAATTTTTTTGTTTGAAGCGGATGTTCTACTCCATAATTTTTCTTCATCTCTGCTGACATTATTTTATACCAATTTTTTCCATAATCTACTCCATATTTTTCTTTTTTAACTTGAATTGCTTGTTCTGTATTATTATAATTTTCATTTCCATATTTTTTCACCTTTGTTTCTTTAATTTTATCTTTTATAGATTCAAGTTGAAAAACATTATCAACTCCATATATCTCTTTTACAGCTTCTTTAGAGGCATTAATTCTTGATTCTATACTCTCCGGCAACTCTGACCATGATTTTCTACATATCTCAGAACAAAGCTTCTTGGAATCTTTTTTTCGTACTGTAAAGTCATTTTTACAATACAAACAACTTCTTTGCTCTCTGCTATTTATTTTCTTTATTTCATCCGCACAATGTCTGGAACAAGTTTTCATTCCATGTTTTGGATTTTCATTTCCACAACGTTCACATTTATTTTTCATATATTTCATATTAGATTAATAGGTATAAACTTTATTAATAAATATGCTTAAATTTTATGAAATAAAAAGGGACACATTTTATTGTATCCCTTGATTTTATTAATTTGTAAGTACTTGATTATCAACTATTTTCAAAAATCTGAAAAATTTGCTCCCGTAGGAAGAACTTGGAAAGTCAAGTCTATGAATTCCGCAGTTCTAGTAGGTTGCAATTGAATTTTTCCTACTAACACATTCCTATCAATTGTATCATTAGTATTATTAGAAGAATCCATCACTACTTTAAATGCTGATAAACCTCTTTGATTTTGAATCTGTAAAAGAAGAGGTTCTACTTTTGACAAGAACTGGTCTCTTAAAGTTTGGTCATTCTGTTCAAACAACAAAGTGATAGCTGCTGCTGAAATTAATCTTTCAACTTGTAGGAGAAGTCTTCTAACATTAATTCTATCAAGAGCAGACTGTCTTGACTGAAGTGTTTTTTGGCCCCAGATAACAACACCCTGTTGTACAAATGTAGCTATAGGATTAATTCTTCCTGCATACAAAGTATCTCTATCTGAACTAGTAAGTCTTACATCAGCTTTTACCACTGCTGTAGGTGCAGTTCCTCTGCTAATACCTGCAATTGCAATCCATGGAGCAGTTGTGTTGTCTGTAAATGCTGCTGCTCTAACCACCATAAATGTAGGTGATTGGAAAGTATATCTTCCAGTGCTTTGGTCATTAAGCTGAACCCATGGCCAGTATGTAGCTGCATAACTGCTATCAATTCCAGTAGAGTCAAGAAGTTGAACTGCTTCTTCAGAAGTTCCTTTTACATCGCCTACAGTAAGCCTTGGAGAGTCGATTACATATAATGTATCTGCTCTGTTTTCTACGGTTGCAAGAGCATAATTTACTAAACTTGTATTATTACTAAAATCAATACCAGGAGTAGCAAACAAATTAATATCTGTTACTTCAGCAGCTGCAAATGTATCAACACCTTGTTTAAATGCATTTACGTTGTCCTGGAAACCATCAGTAAAGAATTCATATGGATTTTGTACAGTTAAGTATTTATCAAATCCATCAAATCCTCCAGCAGGAACAAGAGTAAACTTAAGTTTGTTTTTATCTATGAAAGTACCTGCAGCATTTGTATATCCAGTAAGCGAGTTAAGATTACCACTCACAAATTGTGAAGGGTCAGCCGTATTCTCCAAGTGGAATCCTTTAATAGTAGTCATGGCTGAAGTAATAACTCCATCATAATCGAACAAATCTGCTTCAACACTTTTTACTGATGCTTTAACACCAACATTAGATTGTGTAAGAGAAGTATAACCAAGTTCAGATATACCAAGATAAGTCTTGAAAACTGAATCTCCGGAGAAGTAAACTGTTTTGTAATAAATATTTGCGCTAGTAGAACCGCTTATTCCTGTTGTTCTTAAGCCATAACCTCTAAATCCTGCAGGAACAGTGTTCACTGGGAAACTAGCTGCCATGTCTACAGAAATAAACATAGACTTTATAGGGTAACTTTCATCAGTTGCTCCAATTACTTTTCCAATGAAATTTGGTTGTGTTTCGTCAAGAGTAAGATTAGACCATCTTTCAAGAGCCGTAGCCGTAGCCGTAGCATCTGTATCTTCAAATCTTCTTACAATAACTTCAAAAGTGTTATTTACAATATCAAGACTTCCAATAGAAATTTTTATTTCTCTTGAAGAAGAATCACCATGAGAAATAGTTTCAAATCTAAATAAATCTCTTACTTGACCTCCAATAACTCTTGAAACTACATAAGGAGTTTTTGAATTTTTATAAGAATCATTAAAGTTTTCATATGGTGCTTCTTTTGTAAATACAAGGGTTGGTTTAAGAGCACCAATATCTCCTCTCAGAGCAGCTTCTCTTATAAAATGAGGATAAATTCTCTCAACGTATAATTCTTCAGCTCCACTAACAACTTCGGGGTCTTGTCCAAAAATCTTAACAATATAATCTTCTCTTGATTCATCAAGAGATACTGTAAATCCACTATTTGTATCTGCAGTAAATGGACCAGTTGTAGCACTTAAAGAAAAAGGCATCAATGTTGAAGAAAGACCTCCAATTGTAACATCACTTTCATTTTGAAAATAAAAACCACCAGAAATCTGATTTCTCTTACTTCTCAAAACTGCGAGCGTAGCTCCAGCATGAGTTCCTCCAGAAGCAACTATTAACCAAGCAGGTGAGTTAGTAAAACCAACATTTCCAAGAACTCTTGTGATAGTTAATTCATTTGATTGACTCAAAAAAGAATTCGCTACATAAGGCGCAGGAAAATCAACATCAGTACTTCCAAATCTCAAAAGAAATTCATCAGAACTTGATATCGTGATTGGTTCAAAAGCAGGACCTTTTAAAAATTTTCCAACTAATCCTAATCTTGTAATACCTATCCTTGAGGCGAATACCGAAAAGTCCTGTTCACGAGTAAAGACTCCTGGTGATACGAATACTGTTGCCATGTTATTTTATTTCTTTTGGTTGTTTATTATTCTTTACTTTCTTATCTTCTAACTCTCCTGAAAAAATTTCTACTTGTTTTTTAGCTTTACTTAAAGCTGTATCTTTAATAGAAACAATTTCCTCTTCTTTACTCTCACTTATTATACTTATCCAGCCATTTTTTAAATCACTAGATTTTAATATATCTTCTTCATTTAAGAGGTCTGTAATCTTTAAAGTATGCCCTCCTCCTATAAAAACAATTTTCGTTTTCCCCCCAGCCTTGTAATTTAACCTGTATTCTATAGGCCTATTATTCTTAATGACCATCCTCAAAAATTTATTTATAAATAGAAAGAAAAAACACAAAATCTATTTTTTACTTCTCTACAATCTTAATAGAAATTCTAGTTACAGCGTTAACCTTTTCAAATTGAGTAGGGTCTATTAATTTACCATGAACAGTAATATTAAAAGAAATATTGTAAATTCTCTCTGTTTCAATTTCGTCAACCATATTTTTCTCTGTTGGGTCTTCAATTACTGAAGCAATATTATACCCATTAACATTCAAATAACCTTGACCATTTGAATAAGCATCTCTAAGAATTTTTTCATGAAATAAATTAGCATCTTCCTTATAATGAGTTATAAAGCTCATTTCATAAATAAAATCAACATAAGCTGGTTGCGGTATTTTAAAAATATTATATCCTTTGAGAGTACCATCAAATTTTGGAACTTTCAAAAATGTAAATTTTTTTTTATTAGGGATTGTGAATTTCATAGGAGCAGTACCTTTTTTTGTACCTGTCCTAAGAATCGTAATAAATGGCCTGGTAATTTCTTGACCATTTTCACTTCTCATGTTTTTCCAATTCATCTTTCTTTCAGCCCACAATTCCTGATTAATATAAATTACCGGAACTTGTCTCACATTACCAGATTCATCTTCTACACTAAAATTAAAACTTTTTATGAAATTCATAATCGCAAAATCAAAGTCCTCTATTGAAAGTTTCTGCGGAAGATAGTTATGATTTTCAAATTGGTTATCTAAATTTTTACCAATATTATCATTTATGGCCATGTAAATGAGTGTTTTATATAAATAGTTTTAAATTAATTTGGATTAAGTGTTTTCTTATTTTATATTTGAAAGCCTTTTGTTCTCATCACACCGTTTTATTCTGGGGGCGTTGGTTTCGGGATGAGAAATTTTACACTGGAAGATGGTGGTTAACACTAGATTACAGGAAAAAAGAAAAAATCGACTTCCTCTTTCCCGTATCCTTTTAACAAAGGATTCTATTTGATGCCTGAACTTAATTATCCTATGGTTACATAGGGGTTGGCTATAATAGACAAAAGAAAAAGATTACCTTTTCTTTTGATATGGGGGAAAGAGGGGGCGTTGGATTTTTTCTTTTTTCCCTAAAATCTGGTAGTATTTGATAATACTTTTCTTAGATTAATATTAATCCTAGATTAACATAGGGATTTTACCTGGCCTTGAAGACATCTTCATCAATTTCAATCCCTTCGATTGTGATGAAAAACCTTCTATCCCCAGCCCAAGAATGTTCATTGTTTATTTGAGAATGACCGTCATCAGTAATTTGATAAAATTGATTTTTATATCCTATAAAATCTCCCATTTTTATTAGGGAAATAATTTGTTGACCATCAATTTCTTCAATTAAATTTAATTCTTTAAGATGTTCAAAATATACATTTGCAGTGATTTTTCCCATTCCTTTTTTAACCAATCCACCGGGAACATGTTGTGCTGGTTTTCCCGCTTCAACATTAATACTACCGTAAACTTTAACTTCAGGGTGCCAAATTTTTTTCTTAGCTTCTCCATATAATGGATGAGGCTTAGTTTTTATCAAATCTATTCTATAAAATAAAAAACTTTCTTTAAGTATGTCTTCTGTAATTTCTCTTCCAGCTTCAGTAAAAAAAGTAGCCTCTTGTTCTCCAAAAAACAGGCTAATTCCTTCCTTTTTCGATTCTTTTTCGTCGAATTTCTCAGGTTTTTTGCCTATTTCATTAAGATTATCTCTATCTTCAGCCATTTATTTAAAATATTTCTATACCCATAGGACCATATCCTAAATTTTTGTTCACAGCTTCTTGTATTGCAGCTCTTTCTTCCATTATATTTTTATAACTTAAAAGTTCTAATTGAGCTGTTAATTCGTCTTTCAGAATTTTTTTATCTTCTCTAGCCGTATTAATTAAATCATCTTTATTTAATTCTAACTCAGCACCAGCAATAGGTAATTTTCCATTGAATTTACCCCTTATTCCTTTACCTAAGAGCTCTAAAGCAAGAGCCTGGGCAAACTTCTTAACCCATGTTTGAGCAACTGAATTAAGCTGTGCAAATGAAATATAATTTAATTGAGCATCAGCAAAAGTTGATACAAGCCCATTACCTTGAGTTGTTGCGGAATTGCTTCCGGTAAATCCTGTAAATCCTGGATTAGCATTGAATCCAGAAAAAGAAGAGTTTCCATAATAACCAACTCTGTCTGTGTAATTATAAAATACAGTTCCAGGTGTTCCTACCACATTACTTGTATTTCCTTGACTACTACTTACAGTTGGAACTGGAAGTAGTTTTAATATTTTTGTTCCAAGAGGACCAGGTTTTATAATATATGAATACTCAGCGCCCCTTACTCTGTTTCTCATACTTGCAGCCTGAGCAGTTAAAATAGTATCAAATACAGGCATCATACCATACAAAGCTTCTCCGGCAAAAGAAGCTCCGAACTCTGTAAACTCGAAGTTTTGTTGTGAAAAAGGGTCTAAACCATATAAATTTATAAAATTTGGAGTATACCATAAAACTTCATTTATTTCTCTTCCTGCAGGAACTGTATATTCTTGTACACCACCTGAAAGCATAATAGAATCTAATTTAACTTCTACAGTGCCATTAACTCCAATTCCTTGTTGATTAGCAAATGCTTGAGAAAACGACCTTTCAAAATATAAACTATTCGAAACATATTTTAATGTAAAATCAATTTCAGAAGGTAATCCTAACATTTCTCCTAATCTATTTCTTAAGACCCAATTGTTTACATAGGAGGAATATTCTTCAATAGCTTCACAAATACATTCTATTATTTGTTCATCTCTAAGTTCTACTTGCATTACAGGCGCACCAGCTTTTCTTCTAATTCTATCAATTAGAAAACTTTGCTGGTCTGCAGACATACCTGTTAAACATCCATTAGCACAAAACATTATTTAAATGTATTACTTTGTTGAACAATAAACTGACTCATCATAGTTTTAAAACCTACAAAAGAGCCCGATGATACAATAATTTGAGAACACATAACTCTAACACTTTGTCCGGCAGTAGCAGCCCATGTAAATTGACCACCACCCATAGCAGTGATATCAATTGTACCGCTTGTTAAACAAAATACTTCATGAATTGTTGATGCTGTAAGATTATTTCCAAAATCTCCATTATTATATGTACCTACTGGTAGTGGAAGTGCAGCAAAATTTGCGTTGTGATTAGCCATTTCTTATGTTTTTTATAAATATGTTTTAAAATGTCGTAATTGAATATTGTAATAAAAAAAAGAGGAGACCGAAGCCTCCTCTTTTAAATCCAAGCGTTTTAAGCTTAGCAACCGTAACGGTTGATGTTGTCGATAATAATAACTCCATAGAACCTGTTGTTTACCATCTTCTTTGCATACCTGGTCATGATACCCTTTCTTGGGGTGAAGTCATTCGGGTCGTAAATAGTCTGTGTCAACTGCAATGGAATATAAGGTGCGTAGATATATCCAGCTTCAAGGAATGTATTTCCTTTGTGTCCGATAAGAACGATTGGAGCAGGAAGGTAAGGGTCTTTATAAACCACATATCTTGAACCAAGGTTTCCTATTTTTTCAACACCTAAGTTATACTTCTCTGATTCAGGAGCTGCTGAACCATCAACGTGGAAGTATTCAAGGTCATCAAATATTGCTCCTGCTTCTGCAGAACAAACCACCCAATTTGCTCCACCTCTCAATGTAGCCTTGTGAATTTGAGCGGAAAGCTCATTAACTCTAGTGATAAGTGTCTGGTTCCAGTCTTTCTGTGTACCGAAGAAGTTTGCGTTGTTAGCAAGACCATTGTAATCCCAACGAGCTCTGAAAGGAGCACCATTGATAAGGTCGATGATGATTTCTCTGTCAATTTCAGCTGCAATGTGCTCAGAAAGAAGAGCTGTTAACTCTGCTTCAGCATCAATTGAGTGATAAGCTTCTAAATCTTGTGCTAATTCAGGAGTCCAATGTGCTCTCAACTTTCTTGTGATTGTAGTCACAGTGATTGAAGAGAATCTGATGGTAAGTTCAGCCATTTCACTCTTAGCTTCAAGGTTGTTGAAGATTTCGAATGCAGGTTGTACACTAAATACAGCAAGGTTACCGAAGTTTCCAGCGCCGTCATTAAGATTTGCAACACTAAAGTTTGCTCCATAAACACCTTGTGGTCTAACATCAAGAACAACACGAGCTATGTTATTAGCATATTGGTCTTGTGTCCAGTTCTGAATTTCAGCGTAGAAAGGGATACTGTTTCCAGCAGCTACTACAAGAACGTTTGTTGAACCAGCACTGTAATAAATTGCAGTTACTGCAGAGAATCTCAATGTAGCACTTGACTGTTGTTTGCTAATATCGAAAGCAGTTGTTAAACCAAATCCAGAAGTACAAAAGATACCGTTTGAAAAGTTTGCACCAGAGATAGATTGTGCAGTACCAAGTGCAGTTTCACCTGTTCCGAAAGAAAGGTCAAAACCGTGGTTGTTATAAAATCTCTCATAAGCAGTTGTATCTGCAAATGTAGGTCCAGATTGATTGTTAGCAGTGTTCTGTGGAGCAACTTTGCTCTGACCAGCGATTTCAGCTGCTCTTCCAATCTCGTTAAACTGAGTGTTGTCAGGACCACTGAAGGATACTCTTGCATCCATGTAGAAAAGCAAACCAGAAGGTAATGCTAAAGGCTGTACGGATACAAGCTCGTTAGCAAGAAGTCTGGAGAATACTCTTCTTACGATTGGAAAAGCAACAGTATCGAATCTACCTGCAGAAGTATCAAGTGTTACCTCGTTCAGCATATACTGAGCTTGGTTTTCCATCAACTGAGCAGTGTTAGATTTTCTGATACCACCAAGTCCTTCAAGAAGACCTGATTCGTCCCAATTGGACATGATAGCATTTCTTTGCTCGGCAAGTGTTTTAAACACTGTTAAACCAACTTTGCCACTATTTAAAAGTTCACTATGCATTTTTTTAATTTTTTAATTTCGTTTGTTTAAGTAAATAGATAGAAAAAAAATGTTTTCTACTTATTTTAAAAATTATTCAGATTTTTTTCCAAATGCTAATTCTTTCATGCGTTTCATCTCTACACTTTCGTATAAAGGTTGAGACACACTCTTAACAACATTTGTAGCTGGGGATTTTAATTTATCAGTTATTGTCTGCTTGTTTGCATCAAGTTTAAATTCTTTAATAATCTTTTTGTAAAGTTCTTCAGCATCTTTTGCTGATTTTGCTTTATCAAACTGTTCTGCAAACTGAGTTTTTTCTGCTACTGTAAATCCACCACTTGCAAGTACTTTATTAGCGTAAACTAATTTAGCGTTGAAAGTTTGCCATTCATTAATCTGACCTCTTAATTCAATGAAAGATTTTCTGAAATCAGCGAGTTCTTTCTGTGATTCCTTCAATGAACCTGTTAAACTTACGTTTTCCTGGATGAGCTCGTCCAATTTGGACTCATATTGAGCTTTAAATTTATTTTCAACCATCTTCCACACTTCAGATTCTGACAAAGATGCCTGAGACCTTGGTGCTTGAGGATTGTGATGCTTATCTTTACTATCTCTTGTATATGCTTGTCTTCTATTTATTTGTCTTTCAGAAGAGAAAGAAGTTCCATATCCGCTTTCTTCCATTGCTGGAGTATTTTCGTCTGTTACTTCTATTTCATCAATATTTTCATCTTGCATATCTTCCACTATTTCATAAACAGCTTCATCTTCCATTCCATGCTTATGCCCATGTTCATGGTCCATATCTATGATTTCAAATTCTTCTTCTTCAGAAACAGGAGCTGGAGCCGGAGCACCTGTTGGAGCACCAGAACCATCATCAGTAATTTCAATATCTCCACCTGTTGGAGCACCACCTGCTGTAGGTGTTGGAGCGCCTCCACCAATTTGAGCTTCAATAGCTGAAAGCTTATCCATTATTTCTTGAAAAGGATTTGAAACAACTTCAGTACCAGTAGCGCTTGCATCTGTTACTGGAGCTTCTGCTCCTGCATCCATTGCAGGAGTTCCTGCTGCATCTTCATTTGTTATATTTTCCATATGTTCTTTATTGTCTGTATTATCTGTATCTTCATCACCTACTTCAAATTCTTCTTCATCAGGAACAACTTCAAATTCATCTTCACTAGATGAAGGTTCTGTTGGTTCTGAAGTCATTGGAGGTGTTTCCATTGTTGAACCTGCAGCTTCTGTAGATTTATCAACAGTTACTTCTCCGCCATCTCCGATTGTTATATTAACGCCATTAGCATCAATCTTAACCTCTTCATTAACAGTTTCATTATTGATAGCTTGATTCATTATTTTTTCCAAATGTTCTTCAAGTTGACCTTGAATTTCTTTTACAGCAGCATCTTTAGCAAAATTTCTAATTTCTTCGAAATCAATTTTCGCTTCTTGAAGAGCTGATTTATTTACCTTGTTATTAGCTGTATTAGCCATTTTAAATGACGGTTTTAAATAAATATTAAAAAAAAATGCAAAATCTATTTTGCTTATAAACTTTTCCAGAAATCATTAGAAGAAAGGTCAAGTAATTTTTTATAATCACTTACTTTTTCTTCGAATTGTTCTACCTTCATAGGTATTTCACAATCTTCGCAATACTGTGTCATTCCCCATTCTCTACCTTCTTTAAATAAATATGCGCCTGGAGTAGATGGAGAAGAAACGAAATCAAAAGCAATTAATTCAAAATCGCTTTGTACAACATCTTTATTTCCTTGAGATTTAACAGAGCCCACTCCTCTTGAAGAAATACCCAACATTACTCCACTCTTAAGAAGACCTTTTAAAATATCTCCGGCAGGAGTTTCAGTTATTTCGACTCTTCCATATAACTCTTCACCGTTCCACCACATTTCAATAATCTTGTGAGATACATTAGCAAGACTTACTACTGCACTATCAGGGTGGTCTAATTCTCCAAGAGCTCTATTTTCATTAACAGCTTCCATATATTTTTCAGCTTCCCTCTTAAGAATTTCAAAAGGATAAACCCTTCCGTTTCTATTTAAAGTATTTGCTTTTTGAAGAATACCAGTTAACACAATAGGTTTGTGCATTTCTTCCGCTTCTTTAATTAATTTTTTGATGGAATTTTTATCATCAGAAAAATTATAGAACTCGGAAATAATATATTTATTTTGATTAGTTATCATTATTTTTTTATGTTTTTCTCAGCTTCATCCATATCTTCTTTTTTCTTTACATCCTTAACACATTTTTCAAATTTTTCATCTTTTTTAGGACCAGTAGAAGCGTGACATACAGCCCATGGGTTTACTTTTTCATTTAAAGTATTTAATTCATTTTCAATTTCAGATTTTTCTTCCTGAAGTTGAGAAATTTTATGAAGCTTAGAAGCTTGCTCTTTAATAATTTCTCTAAATTTTAGCAATGAGATTTTCATAGGGAAAATATAGTTTCTAATAAATACTAAAAAAAAAAGGAGCTTCTATTAGAAGCCCCTCTTTTTTGATAAAAATGATGTATTTAACTTGATTTCTTCTTAATTATAAACCCTGAATCACCTCTTAATACTTTTGAATTGCCAATTATATTGGATAATTTCAACGCTTCTTCAAAAAGTTTAGTTTCTCTTTTATTACTTAATGGTATTCTTATTCCATGATTTATATTTATGGTATGAAGATTCAATTCAATTGAAATAAAATTTTTCTTTTTGTTATAATTGAAATTTTCCGGAATATCAAAAATATATATGTTTTCTTTTTCATTTGGAAAATAATTACTTATGGTTAATTTTCTTTCAAGGCCTAAAGTGTAAACCTTTTCTAATTCCATAGTTAATTTTCTTTTCAAGAAATCTTGTGATTTTTTAATATACCTATCCGTAGGACTAATCCAAAAACTTATATATATATAAATTGTTTCAGGATAATCCCTGTTTTCAACGGTGCCAATTTTTACATTCAAGTTCTTATTCTTAATAAGCTTGCTATCAATTTTAATTTCCCTGGCAGTTCTTTTTGCTACTTTGTTCATTTTTTGAATATTGTTTAGAGAAATATAATGATTTATAACATTAAAGACAAAAAAAAAGAGATACTGGATAGCATCTCTTTTTTAATGAAAAAAAAGATTATTTTTTGATTTCACTAAGAGTGTTTTTTAATTCGAGACATGAAAAAATATATTCATCAGCATTAATCATATTAATACCATTTATATTCTCTAATTTCAATTTAAATCCTTCAAGTAAATCCCTTTTATCTTTTTCAGTTGTCTTAGTTTCTTTAAGAATTTCATTAATTAATTCTAAGTTTTCAGATTTTAAATCTTCTATGTAATTTGTCTTTGTAGAATCATCAGATACCAATATCTTAAAAATACTTTTTTCTTCTTCGTTAAGGTGTTCTAATCTTTCATTTAAAGTATTAACAGCTCTTTTGGTAATGAATTTCCATGAATTTAAATCTGGACCATCATTTTTTTCTTTAGATACACTTGTTTCATTCAAATCTTTTGGAGCAGTAAGGTAATTAACTAAAAAATCATAAGATTCAATTTCTTTGTCAAAAGCAGTAAAACCTCTTCTGGTTTTAGATTCAATTAAAGTACTGATGTGTTCAAATAATTTGGTGTTTTTACCACCATTAGCCTCTACGTGAGTGCTGCTAAGCATTGTAAGTCTAAGGTCTCTATTCTCTCTAATAATATCTTCCCATCTTACATTATTGAAAATGCTGATATTTTGGTTAATAAATCTCTCAGCTAATCTTTCCTTTTCAAAAGGCTTACATCCTTCGAAATTTTTATATATTATTTGTTGTTTGCTCAACACTGTGGAGCTTTTTACCGCTTGCAGAAATGAACTTAATGTTTTATTTGTACTTTCTTTCATAATTTCTGCTGAGGAAAGCCTTAATATTGAGTCTCTTACGGCTCCAAAGTTTAAACTGATATCTTTCATATGGATAGTTTTATAATAAATATTTGAAAATTTTTCTTTAAAAATCAATTTAATTGTTATTTTTGCTGATATCGAACCCTAAAAACCTAAAAATATGTTAAGACATGTAAGAATTAAAGATGATTTGCATCTTATTAATCAAACTATTGAGCATAAAAAACAAACTGTAAAAGAAACTGTTTTAAATACTCATCACATTTTTATCATTGACTGTTCAGGTTCAATGGATTCTGCTCTTCCTGAAATTAGAAAAGACCTTCATAACAAAATTTCAACTTTATTAAAAGTTGATGATTCCTTTTCTCTTCTTTGGTTTTCCGGACAGGGTGAACAAGGAGTTATTTTGGAAAATTACAGAGTAAATAGTTCTACAACCCTTGAAAAAGTTAGAGAACTTATCAATAGACACTTGACTTCAAGATGTCTTACAGCATTTAAAGGCCCATTAGAAGAAGCTAAAAAAATAATCGCTAGAGTCAATGGCGAAAGAAAAAACATGCTTCACTCTTTATTTTTTCTTACAGATGGAAATGATAATTGTAATTCTCAAGAACAAATTATCAAAGCAGTAACAGCCTTAAAAGATGATGTAAGTAGCGCCACGATTGTTGAATATGGATGGTATTGCAATAAAGAATTGATGAATAAAATGGCAAAAGAATTGGGTGGAGTCCATAAATTCAGCAAGGATTTTCAAGATTATGAACCAGCTATGGAAAAACAGTTCAACCAGGAGCATAAACAAAAAAGAACTTATATGCCATTAGAGCATCAATCAGATTTTGATGCTATATTTAATATTATTGATGGTGAAATTATCTCTTATCTTGAGGAAAAAGGAGAAGTTTTATTAAATTCCGGCACGGATAACATTTTTTATTTCAGTAAAAAAGCTCCAAAAAACAGCACCGAAATTAAATTTTCTCATAAAAATGAAAAATTACAAGGTGATGAAACTATGCTTTCAAGTCTTTATGCATCATTATTTGTATTTAGCAGAAATAGCGATTATAATAAAGTATCTGATGTTTTAGGCTTATTGGGCGATGCATATTTCATAATTCAAAAAAGTAACACATTTGGAACTCAAAAAATTAATGAGCTTGAAGCGAAATTTCTTGAAGCCACAGTTAATTCAAACAAGAGATATTCTAAAGGTTATAACCCTAATTTAGAGCCTAAAGAAGATGCTTTCTGTGTAATGGACATGCTTGATGAGTTAATGTCTGATGAAGATAATTTATGGTATCCAAAGCATGAAGCATTTGAATATGAAAGAATCGGAAGAAAAGCGGTGACTTCTACAAAAATGAATGATGAAGATGTTAAAAAAGTTAGCGAACTTCTTACGAGCAATGATGTAAAAGGAGCTAAAGCTAAGTTGGAAGAAATTGAACAAATGCAAAATAAGCCATTGCAGTTCCATTTTAACGATACCACTCAAGGATATTCTATTATGGAGCTTGTTTGGAATAACTCCAGAGCTAACTTATCAGTAATGGTAAATTATTTAGGATATGTTGAATTGCCAGATAATACTTTTAAACTTCCAAAACAATTTAAAACCAATATCTTTAGAAATT